ATTGATCTTGCTGGTTTGATATAGATATCACCAATAAATTCATTTCTATCTATAACCTCACCAGTGTTATTCGTATCATCAGCAACGACTTTAAAGTCAAAGATACCTCTACGACCTTGAACATCTCTCAAGAAAGGCTCGACTAAGTTTCTGAATGATGCTCTTGTAAATTCATCGTTGAACTCAAAGAGTTGGAATTTTGCAGCAGTGGCAATTGCCTTCTCTAGAACCAAGAACAACCGTCTTACGTTAATTCTATCAAATGCGCTTGGTTTGGAAAGTGCAGTTTTATCACCGAACAGAACAACACCTTGGCCGGGGAAATCTACAACAGGATTAACTCTTGCTCTATAGAGTTGATCTCTTTCAGATTTCTTTGGAGAATATGAGAGTTTAATTGCACCTCTCACATTACCACGATTAAGACCAGCTGGTGAGAACCAAGGATCAGCAACATTATCTGTGTAAGCACAAAGACCAGCTGTATCACCATTCATTGGAACAAAACGATATACATCATTATACTTGTCATACATGTATTTGTATCCACTATCGAATACAACATACGAGGACGATGGGCAAAGGTCAAAAGCTTCAACAACATTTGCTGTCGCTGTATTTGAACTTGAAACACCAACAGTTGCCGCTCGATATGGCGAAACAAAAGCAACACAATCTTTTCTGTCTTCTACTAGTGCAGTCAACATGGTTACATGTGTATCTTGTGTGGATGCAGTATTACCATCTCCACCACCCTTTCCACCAAGAATAAGGTTTACATCAACTGTTTCTACATCTTTGAATTCATCATAACCGATTTGAAGTTCACCAGCAGTTACCGCATAATCATCTGTGCCATTTTTTAGAATTGTATTTGTTGGTGTATCAAGTGCAGCATATGCAGTTGCACCTGTCTCACCTTGAACCTTATCACCAGTATTAGCCGCACTTCCATCAGTTCCATCTAAGATGATGTTGTCACCAGCATCTGCTCCTGCGCCATCTGAACCACCATCTTCCATGATGATGAATGTGTCTTGACCATCAAAGTCTGTTCCCCAGTTGAAACCGGCAGAGTTGTGGTCCATCTGATAAACAAAACTTGAAGACCTAAAGATTTTATCAGCGTAGTATGTGCTATCGCCCTGCGGTGATCTACCAAGTGAGTTTTTAGATAGATTTGGATAAGTTTCTAGAACGGCATTGGTTCTATTTCCATTTGAGGTAACAGAGAAACCAGATATCTCTCCAAGAAAATCAAAAACCACGATGTGCATTTCGTCATCAGTGCCTCTTTGATTTTGAGTTGCAAAATCTGATGTGCCGGGAGCAGCATCAAATAAGTCATAAAATCTCCAACGCCGACGAACACTTGTTCCAGAAGCAATTTCAGATTGCAATCCAGCAGCAACAGGATCATCCTTCAGTTTAACTGTAATTGTAGCTGCACCAGTGTCAACAGCTGTAACTGAATACTCAAATCCTAGAACTTCGCCAAAGTTAACAATATCATGAATATTGAAACCAGCAGAAGATGTGAGACTAATAACTGTCTGGCCCTTTGCTTCTGTTTCACTTGTTGTTGTCTTAGCAAGTTCCTCGTAAGCAGTTGCAGATGCACAGATAGAAACACCAATTGAATTTCCCCATGCCCCTGCCGTTCTTGCAGCCCACTCACCGACTGAACCTTGTCCATCAGCAAAAGAATCTTCATAATGATCATCGTCCCTAATGATGAAAGATGTTCCAGATGCAATGGCATTTGTAACACCAGATTCACAACGAACAATACTCAACTGATCTGAATATTGAAGGAAGTTTGCAGCGGTAAAAAAGGTTTCAAATTGGTTACTAGAATTTTGTGGCTCACCAAAAATCTTTACCATTTCTTCCTCGCTGCCCAATCTTACAATAGAACCAACTGGACCTTTTTGAAATGCGCCAGCAATAGCACCAATTGTTGTTGGAACTGCGGGAACGATACCTGTTAGATCAATTTCTCTAACGTGAACGCCGGGAGATACAAGGAAACTCATGTCTATACTCCTATATCAGACTTCAAAACAAACAAACTGAAGTCTATGTTATTTCAGAATATTTATAATAATTAGTTTCCTAAAACACTAGTTTTATATGTGTTATAACATATAAATAATATTATGAACGAACACTATGAAAAATACAAAGAGACAATCAAAAAGGTTGCTCGTAGAAACTATCGAAAGAGAATTGTTCTATTAAATGATTTTTTGGCAGAACAATCGTGTATGCATTGTGGTGAAAGTGAAACAATTTGTNTAAAGTTTCATCCACACGATTCACAAATTCGTAAACTAACAAAACGAGTTGGNACTAATAATGAAAGTAGAAAAGAGATATTTCANCTAATAAGTAANTCAATAATTCTGTGTTCAAATTGTTTTATAAAAGTTGATAATGATTTAATAGAATTTATATGATTACCAGTTTGTATTATAATCTCTAACTACAGTAGTCCATCTAGTTCCATACTCATCAACTTCATCATCAAGTGGGTCATCAATACCATTCACTATAAATCCAAACGGAGCCATGTCTTGCTCTAACATATCTTGTTGTTCTTTCATCATAGTCATTCTTATATCATTATCAGTTAGTTCTTTAAAATATGTTTGATCTGTAGCCCAACAGAACATAAACATACAAGCAACTAAATCATCATTACATCCATCATCAGCAGAATATGATGCCCCTTTAATAATAAAGGTGGACAACTCATTAACACAATCATAATCTTCAACAATAAGTTTNTTATCCTCAATCAATTGTTTGAGATTTGAACATCCAATCTTCTTCACAGCTTTAGTTGTTCTTACCCCCAATTGCGCTCGACCCCCTGAGAANCCCGCTCCAAGCACTTGTCCCGCTCGCCCACGCATAGAAGCCATAACTAGGTTGTCATACTCCAAATCAAACTGTAAAGTATTTGCGACCTGTTCACCTATATCATTTACCTCAACCATTACATATGCGTTGTTATATGCCTTTGCAACTTCATGAATTTTGGTAGGAAACAGTAGTGGTTTAATTTCATTATCTCTAAACTTTGCAACAAGCTTATACGGTATCTCTGTAACATCGAAAACTATAAATGCAGAATAATCATTTGCCGTGCCTCTGGAAACATCAGCAGTCAGCATATATGTGTGATTTTCTTCTGGTCGAACATGAATGTCTATTCCAACATTTGAATGAATGGGCGTTCTGTATGTAAGTTGTTTTAGTTTCATAGAACTTATTAGAGTGTCTATAGACCCTAGAAACTCACATTCAAACTCCGAATTAAATTGTGATTGGGAAGTGTTTCGTATTGTTTCTTCTTTCCAAACTTCATCTCTGCCGGGAACTTCACTCCAATGAACTTCTGTAGGAATATAATCATTTCTTTTTTGCTCGGCATCAACCCATATCTTATAGAACATATTCATACCGTGTGGAGTAGAAACAATAATAACCTTTGTATTTTGACCAGAGGTAATTGTAGGATAAACAGATGCAAAGAATTGTTCTGCAACATTGGAAGGAACGAAAGCAAACTCATCAAGGAAAATGATGTTATATGAACCACCACGAATAGCACTTGAAGAAGTGGCTGCTGCTATAATTTTACTACCGTTCTCTAGTTCTATATTACCTTTGTTCCAAGCTATGATACCTTGTTGCATCCATTTGGGGAGGTTTTCATATGCGAGTTGTAGTCTACTCAAAATATCTCTAGCAGTTGTCGATTTATTTGCAAGAACAGCAATATTTACATTTGGATTAAACAATGCATAATGAAGAAGGTAACTAATAATAGTAGTAGATTTGCCAGACTGTCTAGGTAGTTTAAAGATACTAAACCTATGGTCATGCATAGTTGAAACCATGCCTCTTTGGAAATCATACATTTCAAATGGAACAAGTCCCTCATCTAATGAGACAATCTGCACATAGTTCTCAATAAAATACAAAGGGTTTTCAGCACATTTGTGATACTCTTTAATATCATCTTTTGTGAACTCAACAGCAGTATTTGCTTTTTTGAGATTAGGATTACCTAGATACTGATTTTGGTCAGCCATAC